AATGACACTTCCAACCTCTTGGGCAACGGTCTGTTCGGCCAAGGCAGTTGTTATGGGTCTAACTCGGTATGCCTTTCGTCGTGAATATACAGCTGCCAAACTTGCAGCTGTTGGATTTACTAACGTTGAAGTTGTTGAAGCCTTTGATGGCTTTCATGGTGATACTGATAGTGCCCTAGATAGCCTTGGATTTAAATTTAGAGAAGGATTGCGCCCTGGCCATAAGGGTTGTATATATACAATGATGCGTGAATGGAAGCGTTTTTTAGACTCTGGTGATGAGTATAGACTCTTTTTTGAAGATGATTCACTTCCCCATCTTGATCTAGGTAAGGGTCTTGGACAGAAATTCTGGGATGCGACACCAAAGGATTTTGATATATTATATATGGGAAACATGATGGGTAATCACCCTGATCTTAAAGAGTCTAATCTTGTTGTTAAGGTTCCAACCTACTGTCTTCATGCGTATATACTTAGTAAAAAAGGCGCACAGCGTATATTTGATCTTAGTAAGAATACCCCATTAAATGTAATTGATATGCAACTTATTCAATGGCAGATCTCAGGCGAACTTAATTGGCAGTGTTGGAATGGAACCTGGATTTCAAGATCCTATCCAACCTTTGACGGCGGCCTTCCTTGGCAACACTTTCAAGATATTATTACTCCTGAAAAGGATACTGGATTATTTTGGCAAAATATGCGTGTTGGAACAACCCTAGAACATCCAACACTTCAACTTACCATGCCACAGTACAGTATTTAGCGCTTGCGTGTTTTACGATTACCCATTAGTTGATTAAGCTGAATTTTTGCTGCCCTTACTCCAGAAGGGTTATTACTAGTTTTTATATAATTTGTAAGCTGTTGTATTATAACCTTAGTACGATTATTTTTAGTTAGATTATTTCCTTTAGAGATTAAATATTTTGCATTATATTTTGGCTTAGGTGCATTACGTTGACGATTGGTTAAGGCTGTTGATGTAATGGCCGGTACATTATTCATGTTTAATGAAGTCATTTTCTTTCCTAAACCATTCCAGAAGTTACGTGTTTGTTTAAAACTACTCATTCTATTAAATATAGAGATTATCTTTTAGAGACTCATATTTAATATTGTACGCATTCATATTTTTTAAAATTCTGTTAAGTTCCTCCTTGGCTTGAAGTTGAATACCAAGAATAACAGGACCCATTTCCTTATTAATGATCTTAGTATATCTGAAATATATAATATCATCATGTGGCCCAAGAACATTCATAACAAAGTCTTTTAAGGCACCGGGTTTTTGAGGAAATTCAATCTTAAAATAGTGTTTTAGCCCTGTATAAACAAGAGAACGTTCAAGAATCTCAGGCATTCTGAATACATCTGAATTACCACCAGAGACTACAGCAACAACCTTTGAACTACGAAGATCTAAGATATCTAAGGCGCATAGTGAAAGTACACCAGCTGGTTCAATAATTAATCCTTGTTCATTATAAAGTTCTAGAATCTTTGAACAAACATGACCCTCATTAATTAATAGGACATCATGAAGATATTTTTGACAGATTGGAAAGGTAAGATCACCAATACGCTTTACAGAAGCGCCATCTATAAAGGTTGAAATAGTATCTAGAGTTACTGGCCTTCCATGATGAAGAGCCCCTATCATTGATGCAGCTCCCAGTGGCTCAACCCCAATAATTTTAGTTTTTGGTGAAAGTGCCTTTACATAGGATGAAACACCAGCGGCCAGTCCTCCTCCACCGATTGGCAAAATAATATAATCAGGGTTTGGAAGATCTTCAAGAATTTCAAGTCCAACAGTACCCTGACCTTCAATAACCTTTTTGTCATCAAAGGGATGAATAAAGGGTTCGCCTGACACTTCAGAATAATCCCTTGCGATTTCATAAGAATCATCAAAGGTTGTTCCTTCTAGACGTATATCTACATAGTCCATGCCAAATTGTCTAACCCTTGAAATCTTTTGCTGAGGTGTGGTTGTTGGCATAAAGATTGTTCCCTTGATTTTTAGATTATTACAGGCAAAGGCTACACCCTGAGCGTGATTTCCTGCTGAACATGATACAACAGACTTAGATGTAATTGATGACATCTTGTTATAGGCTCCCCGTATTTTATAAGAACGAACCGGTGTCAAATCTTCACGTTTAAGATAAATTTGTGCCTTATAACGTGTTGAAAGGCTTTGATTCAACTGTAAGGGTGTCTTCTGAAATAAGGGTCTCAGAAGATTTGTAGCCGCCTTTATCTTAGACACACTTGGATAATACATGTAACTTTATATGGATTTATAGTTTATCAATTTTATTGACATAAAAATTGACGCGACATATGACCCCCACCCTTATTATAGAAATGACTGAAGTATATAAGAAGCACACTCACCGTGAACATGTTCTTGAACTCCCTGATACCTATATTGGTAGCATTGAGACTAGTGATGAGGCGCGCTGGATCTATGATGCCGACTCCTCAAAGATGGTTCACAAGATTGTCAAATTCAATCCTGGTCTTTACAAGACCTTTGATGAGCTAATTGTAAATGCCCGTGATGCTCTTGTGCGATCTCAGGACAGTGAAATTAAGATTAAGCATATTGATGTATCGGCAGGTGTGGTTGATGGACACTTTACAATTGTGGTTAAGAATGATGGTGCTGGAATTCCTGTTGAAATGCACGAGGCTGAGAAGTGCTATATTCCTGAACTCATCTTTGGTCACCTACTAACTTCTAGTAACTACAACAAGGGTGAGGAGAAGATTGTTGGTGGTAAGAATGGGTATGGCGCTAAGTTAGCCAATATCTTCAGCAATACATTCAAGGTTGGGGTTCGTGATAGTAAAAATGGTCTTCGCTATGAGCAGACATGGTCAAAGAATATGAGTGTCTGTGGCAAGGCATCTATTAAGAAAGATTCTGGTAAGGGCTATGTACAAATCACCTACGTTCCTGACCTTAGCCGGTTTCTACATGTAGGTGTTGGTAACGATATTCACGCTGATATGAAGGCTGTATTTCATACTCGTGTTATTGAACTGGCTGCCCTTGCAGGAAAGAACGTGACTGTTACTATGAACGGGGCTGAGGTTAAGATGGATAGCTTTGAGAAGTTTGTGAAGCTCTTTCTAAAGAACGATTCTGAAAAGTGCCTTGCCTATGAACAGTGTGGTCCACGTTGGATGGTCGCAGCCATTCTAACTCGTAGTCTGTATTCAGATGATGCTGGAACTCCTGAGGATCGTCATGTGAGTTTTGTCAATGGTATTAATACCCGTAAGGGTGGTAAGCACGTAGAGACAGTTCAGCGCCATGTCCTAAGTGATGTATGTGAGATTGGTAAGAAGAAAAAGATGGACCTCAAGCCTGCGCAGCTAAAGGATACCGTGACCTTCTTTGTGAATGCGACCATTGTCAATCCTTCCTTTGATAGTCAGACAAAGGAGTGTTTGACCACTCCTGTGGCTAAGTTTGGTAGCACGGTTTCAATTGGAAGTGCCTTTGTTGATAAGCTGGTAAAATTTGGTATTCTTGAAGAGGCTCAGGCTATTCTTGATGCTCGCCTTACAAAGGAGGCCAAAAAGACTGATGGATCTAAGAAACGAACCATCTATGGCCTTCCAAAGCTTGAGGATGCGTTGTGGGCTGGAACTGGAAAATCAGGTGAATGTACACTTATTCTTACTGAGGGTGATTCAGCTGCAACTTCTGCCATTGCCGGCCTGAAGGTTGTTGGTCGTGAGAAGTGGGGCGTCTTTCCTCTTAAGGGTAAGATGCTAAATGTAAAGGATATTAGTCGTGAAAAGTTCAATACAAATGAGGAGCTAACGGCGATTAAGAAGATTCTTGGCCTTGAGGTGGGCAAAAAGTATACAGATGTAACCTCAATGCGTTATGGCCGTATTATGATTATGAGTGATCAGGATGTGGATGGATTTCATATTCGTGGTCTTCTTATGAACCTTTTCCATACTGAGTGGCCAGAACTTATGAAGCTTGGCTTTCTCTGTTGCTTGATGACACCACTTGTAAAAATGACTCGTGGCTCTGAGGTGTTTTGCTTCTATAATGATGCAGAGTTGGAGGCTTGGAAGGCAAATGCTGGGCCGAGTGTATTTACGCGCTATAAGAGTAAGTATTATAAGGGACTGGGTACAAGCACACCAGCTGAGGCGCGTGAATGGTTTGAGAATCTTTCTGATATTCAGTATCGTTGGGATACAAAGACTGACAAGAGTATGAATCTTGCCTTTAACAAGAAATTGGCAGATGATCGTAAAAAGTGGCTGGCCACCTATAATCCTAAGACAAATGTTGAACCTGTAGCTGAGGGTGGTAAGCGTTTTGTGAACTATAGTTCCTTTGTAAATGATGAACTTATTCACTTTAGCAATGCTGATAATGTTCGGTCTCTTCCACATGTTATGGATGGCCTCAAGCCTTCTCAGCGTAAGATTCTATTTGGTTGCTTCAAGCGTAACCTGAAGCAAGAGATTCGTGTTGCCCAGCTCGCAGGTTATATCTCAGAACATGCAGCCTATCATCACGGTGAGGCGTCCCTGAATATGACTATTACTGGAATGGCGCAGATCTTTGTTGGGGCAAACAATATTAACCTACTATGCCCTGTTGGACAGTTTGGTTCTCGTCTTATGGGTGGAAAGGACTCGGCTTCTCCTCGTTATATCCATACGCATATGGAGCCCATTGTTGACGCAATCTTTCGCAAGAGTGATGCGCCCATTCTAAAGAATCTTGTAGATGATGGTGATACTGTTGAACCAGAGACCTATTATCCTGTTGTTCCTCTACTTGCTATTAATGGCTCTGTAGGGATTGGTACTGGTTTCAGTACAGACATTCCTCCTCATAACCCTGGTCAGGTTGTTGATATGTTGCGCAATCGTCTTGATGGTGGCGAGAGTCTTAAGGGTAAGGTGCTTGATCCATGGTGGATTGGATTCCGTGGCCGTGTTCAGAAAAAGGAGGCCAAGCAGTGGCTAACCTATGGTGTTTATGAGTGGAATGATCTATCAAAGTCTGTACGAATTACTGAACTTCCCGTTGGTACCTGGACAAAGGATTATAAAGCCTTTCTTGATGGAATGGTTCAGGGTGTGGGTACTGATTCACTAGAGGGAGGTAAGCCAGTACTAAAATCCTTTGAGGATCTTTACAATGATGTTGATGTGAATTTCACACTATATCTTGAGGCTCCCTATTATGCGGCCGCTAAGAAGGCGCCTGAGGAGTTTGAAAAGCGCTTCCACCTAACTACAAGCTGGAAGACCTCTAATATGTGCTGTTTTGATACCAATCTAAATATTGTCAAGTATGATACTATTGGAGATATTATTGAAGAGTTTTATGCGGCACGTCTTGAGCTGTATGAGGTTCGTCGGCAACATATGATAGCTGATCTCAAAGATCATCTAGAAGAGCTTGGCGCAAAGTGGCTCTTTATTCGGTCCATTGTTGATGGATCACTAAAACTTATGAATCAAGAAGATGAGGTTGTTCTAGCTGGACTAAAGGCGCTGAATCTTCCTCCACGCTCTGATCGTGAGGCACCAGATAGCCTTGCGGCCTATGAATATCTACTTCGGATGCGTGTAGATCGTATCAAGAAAAAGGCCGTAACTGAGGCTGAGGAAGAGGTTATTATAGTAAGGGATAAACTTGCTGCGCTTGAGAAAATTACGGCAGCCGAACTATGGAAGGTTGAGCTTGATGAATTTATGCATGCTTGGACTGTTGCTGAAAAGGGAATGCTTTCCATTATGAGCGCCAGTAAGGAACCTAAGAAAAAACTTGTTATTAAGAAGAAATCTACATAAACTTTCTAAATGGAAGAGATTTAGTACCAGCCGAGGACTGTGAAGCAGGGTGTGACATAGGAACTGGTAATTTACTTATATCATTTAAATAATATTGATACATTCCTATTTCACTTAGGATACGTGGAACACACCATTCAATAATAAGATCATTTAAATCTTTTATTTGCCCGGGTATGTTATTTTCCTGGTTTTTTGCGTATTGTAAGTATATACTTCTCATAACAATTTGTAGTTCATCAATACTTTGATCATCAATAACCCAGCGTTTATCTCCACTACGGGTATAAACTTCCTTTTTGATTTCGGCCTGAATGACACGTGTATTTTCCGGACCAAAGAATTTTTGACTGAGAGTATTTTCTGTCCAATTTCCTCTCATAAGATCTTGTGCGGGATTTGCGTCTACGGATGTACGATGTCCAAAGCCACCCATTTGCGGATTTTCTAAGAACCCACCGGCTGAAGGGCGTGATTCTAGATTTACTCGTCCATTTTTGCCATCTGATGAATTTACATTTCTGAATATAAAGGGCGGTGGCGCTTCCATCCGGTCTTCTGATATTAATAATATATTCTTAGATTCACAAAATTTATTTTCTCCGGTAAGGGTATAGAAGATGTCAGCCACTGGATTTAAGCAGCTCCGCACAAACGGTGGTTATTATATCAACGTCGCCGACGCGCGCACAACCTTCTACCAGAACAATGGTACAGATGTCGCCCCCAATGTTTCAGCCAACATTTTTGCTCGCAGTACAATGGGTGGAATGTCAACGATGCTTGCCACGGCTGGATCAGCTGTCTTCCGTGACCACGGCAAGAACCTTGTTTCATCAGGCCGCACGTTCCGCAAGGTTCAGCTAATGGTCTCAACGGGTGTTGTCTACGGTGGAGTCGTTGCCGGCACGGACGGTGTTGGTGGCTTTGATTCTACCCCCAACAACTACCTCACGGGCTACATTGAGCTCCCTGGTCTTGGCGGTGGATCATCAGGCCTTGCTGGCACGGCACCCGTCTACACACCCGTCGCCCGCCTCGGTTAAACATTTATGTTTATCCACGAAGTCGGTTGAGCGTGATATTTATCACGCAAAACCTGCGAAGCCAGTTAAACATTTATGTTTATCCACGCAGCCAGTTGAAAATTTATTTAATTCTTATAATTATTTATTTATTAATCTTATAAAAAAATCTTCTTAAGATTTTTTATAAGATTAAGATAGTACAAAATTCTAAAAAAGCCTTGACTGTTAGAAGGGCCCCGATATGAACTTTGCTTTCATAGCCTATATATTCGTTTCAATCGCAGTTGGATTGAGTGTACCAATGTACTTATACAGTTCTCAACGTATGGTATCAGCTATAATAACATTAATACTTTTTATCTTTGTCTTTATCTTTTTCGGTGTTCGTTGGTTTTCAACGGGCAATGTTGTTGGAACTTACACAGGTTCATGGCCACCACTTATAAATACTTGCCCCGACTACCTAGTCTATTTTAAAAAGGGTACCATGGATACCTGTATTGATTTAATTGGAGTCAATCGCAGTAACGGTGCCTTATTTCCCTGGTCACAAGATGATAGCACATCCAACCCCCCGTCAAATCCAAATAAATACTTCCCCTTTACTTACAAGGCTGGAATGAGTCAAAATCAACTAAAGGTCTTATGTGACTCTGCTCAACAACTTGGACTAACATGGGAGGGTATTACAAATGGAGAATCATGTAGCTACGCCCCACCACCTAAGGTTCTTGGTCCTGATGCCTCTGGCCCAAGTGCGTCATGCCCATCTCTTACAGAATCTGTTCAAATGTCCTTAGAGTCACAGTGGAATAGCATGACTGCTACTGCAAGAGGAAAAACAACTTAATGGCCTAAACTCCTAAACTATCTCAAGTTAGATGTCTCAGGACTATTGCTTTCAGCCAGAGGCTGAACAACAACTTTATGAATGGATGTACAATCAAACTACGCCGGCCTTTTTATTTATCGGACCTCCTGGAATTGGAAAGACCACAGTTGTACATCGTATTATGAAAAAGATTAATTATACACTCTGTGAATTTAATGCAAGCCATACACGAACTGGAATTGCCTTTCGTAAGACCATTCTTCCCCTATTAAAATATGGTGGAGTCAAGGAGTGGCTTCGTGATGGAAACTCTGATCGTATGGCTGTGCTTTTAGATGAAATGGATGGTCTCAGTGGAGGAGAAAATGGAGGACTCAAGGAACTCTTAGGTTATTTAAGAGATTGGAAAAAGGAGACTAAGAGTCATCCCCTAATTCTTATTTGTAATAATCTACATGGTCGGCCAATGGAACAAATACGAAGACTCTGTAAGACAATGCTTCTACAACCACCTAACTCAGATATTATTTTAAAGAGTCTCAATTCAAATATTCCAACTGATGTTGCAGGGTGTGGAGATCTTCGTGTTATTTTTCGTCATCTTCAAGGCTTTCCTGCTCTTGAACAACATGTTCATATTGAAGATAGTAATTGTACCAGTGCAAGCCTTGAATGGGCATGGCATTGTCTTTTTGATGAATATGATCCCTATATGACAATTGCCTTAGAAAATAATGAGGCTAACTTGGCCGGCCTTGTATTACATGAAAATACTCAAAGGCGCTTAGAAGGATCTGATGATGCTCTTGAAGCTTATATGCGTATATTTAAAATATTATATATAAGTGACTGGGCAGATTTTTGGGCCTTTTTTTATCAGTGTTGGCAGATTCTTCCCCTAACACAACAATTGAAACTTAAGATTACAAATCAAATCTTTAACGATCGTGGTCCACCTGTTAAACCTCCATGTGAGGCCAAGGACCTGGTCTTTACACGTGTCTTAAGTCGTCAGAGTGCCTTATTCAATGCCTGGAGAGAAATCTGTCGTGTACATGATGTCTATGATGTTCCAATACGCTGTGTGGCCATGGTGGCAGAGAAGTTTCCAGAAGCTAAGACTAAAAAACTGTCATTAGCCTTTAAGGAATAAGTTATTAGAATATAAATTTTCTGATTATTAGTTAGTCAGAAAATTTATAAGAATTGATAAACAAATATAATCTTTAGTCTAGTCCTAAAAACTTACGCCCAATCTTACTTGTTATAAACATAGCAAAACCAGAAGCAATCTGTGCATAAAATATAGGCGTTCTTTTTGTACAACATAGTAAATAAAAGGATAAGACAGTAAAAAGTATGAAACTAAGCCAGAATAACTTTGTAAAGGTATCCATTATCTACTATATAAATAGAAAAAACCTTTGGAAGTAACTTAATATATTATCACCATTATTTTCTCCGATATTTTTTACTATTTACATACTAATCATCATCAGTTAAATCTCCATCATATTCATCTATAGATTCATCTATAGAAAATTTTACAGGATATTTTTTATGGTATACAGGAAACCGAGTTGGGTTTGGATCATATCCAGTAACAGGGTTTACCGTATTATATCCTTTTTCTCTTATATCTTGTTCTCTATTACTAGGACAATCTGAAGGAAATTCCATAAGGTTTTTTCCTTTACATCTCCTGCTATTATATTTAGTTAACTGTGTTTTTAATGGAAATCCATTTCTATCACTGATAAGACATTTTTTAATATCATTACACCATACACAGCCACTAGAGTTAGAACAAGAACCACAAGATTTATATGAGTTACATTTTTTTTCATCACTACTGGTAGGTTTTTCTTTTGAAGAATTTATTACAAGACTACAAGGCCCACCCGTTATTTCACTATATTGTCCTACTGGGCACGTTGGATCGGGCTTTTTAGATCCTCTTATTGGAGGATATGGGCATGTTTTAAAATTAGGGCTTGGATTACTAGGACATCCGGGAGCAATAAAATATTCTACAGAATATAAATATATACTATATGAAATTAAACTAAATATAATAAAATATAGGAATAAAATTCCTATATTAGATATTTTTTGGCCATCTCTATATGTATATATTAATTTAGTATACTTTCGCCCTCATGTAAAAGTCTTACAACCTTTAGTACTTCTTGACGACCAAGACGATAGGCACGTCCAATAACCTGCCTTTCCTCTTCAGGAGTCATTGCATGAAGTAAGACTACATGGGTGGCACTAACTAAATTAAGTCCTGCCCCCGCTGTCTGAGTCGGTAAAAATAAGACGCGCTTCTCACCTGTTTCAAAGGACTTAACTGTATTGGCTATAACATCCTTATTTCCTCTAAGTGTATGGTAGGATATTCCAATAGTATCGCAGTCCTTTTCAAGAGATACAAAGGGATTTTCATAACGACTAAAGACAAGTACACGAGCGCTTGGATTTTCTTTAAGAAATTTTATAAGCTGTTTAGACTTGCTTAAGAGTTTTACTTCTACCTTTTTGGGAGTCTTTTTCTTTTCATCAACAAGGCGAACAAGTTGATTTGTTTGAATTGGGGCACGGCACATAGGGCAGGCAAGGCGACGTGTAAGACTGTTTAATATACATTCCCCGCAAAAGATACGATGGCAACAGGGGGTTAGTGTAGCAGCAGAACTCTTAGGATCTTCATAACAAATTGGACATTCTTCTGTTGTAGATAGACGTTCACGAAAGACCTTTAACTGTTCTTCAACGGAGGCTATTTTTGTTTTAAGATTGTTTAGCGCCATTTCCTTAGCTATTGGAGTAGAATAATCATTTGTTTCCTTAAAGGCCAGAGTCTTTTTAAGACGTTCTAACTCCTTCTCACGTTCTAAGGTAGCAGCCTCAACTAAATTTACTGAGGTATCTGATGATACGCCAAGCTCAGATAAGGCACCTTCAATATTTCCAGCATGAATCATATTCTGTATATTAGGATTTACAAGTCCAAGAACAGCACGATGACTAGCAGGTTGCTCACATAATAGTGTTTCTTCAGTTATTCCAGGCATCTTTTGACTTTCTTCAAGAAAGGATTTAGAACAAAATATTAGATTTAGACTACGTAGTACATGGTCTGAAAAATATTCACGAAGCCAATTTGAACTTCTTACACGTAACCATGTTACACGACCATGGTGCACTGAATATGTATTTAATCCAAGTTCTGAACGTAACCAGTTTCCAAGTTCATTTGTAAATTTGGCTTGATTATTTTGATAATGATCTAACATATTTGGACGTATATAACAGCCATGTAAAAGAAAGTTTGACCATGTTGCTGTAATAAACCAGGTAAAGGGTGTGGTTGGTTGTAGATTTCCACCAGAGATATAAATAGAATCTGCCTCATCAAGAAAAACATTACTCCATGTTAAGGAAAGGCTGTTTGCAATAATCTGTACTTCTTGATATAGTGTATTACTTACTAATACAATGTCAGATTCCATAAATTTTTTCTTAAAATCAGCATTTACTGTGCTTCCAGAAAGATCAGATATATTTGCTGGATTTAGTTCCTTACTTGACTTTGCATAAAAAATGTTTAGTGTTGTCTGTTTCTTACAATATTCCTGCCACTGTCTATATATTGTATGAGGAACTATAATTAGACTAGGAGTGGGTTTTAGCATCTTATATTCTTTTTTACAAATTGTAAAAAGGTTGGACTTACTAAAGGGATATAAACTATGTTTTATTGCAGTTGTTGGATTATTTTTCTTATAGGCAATAAAGGCAAGTACAGAAAGACTCTTTCCTGAACCAACCTCATCTCCTAAGATTCCGTAATTTGTATATGATAAACTATCAGCATACTGTATTCCAGAAATGCTTTTTTTCTCATGATCAATCATAGCTTGAACAATGGCCTTTTGATGGGGCTTTAAGGCTACCTTAATTTCAAGCGGTTGCTTAATCTGTGGACTTGATACAGTTAGGCTATTTTGAAACCCCAAATTTAAGGTATTTAATATAGATTCTATATTCCATGATTGTGAACCAGGATACATCATATTTAATAGGCTAGAGGTCATCTATACTAGCTAATAAGTGTTTCTTTACGCTAGAAATTTATTTCTTAGATTTGGATCAATTATAAAATCATCTAGGGTAAGGGAGGTTTGTTTTACAAAGGGAGAGTTTTTATTACGTAAAACATCCTTATTAAAGGTATTTTCAGAATGACTCATAACCAACATAACCTTTTTAGGATCCAATTGAATTATTGGATGTACATAATTATCTAAAAAGCTACGTTCCTCAGCATAAATAACAGAATCATCATAGGTGTGCGTTTTTCCATAGATAGACCTATAGGCCAATGTTCCATTTGTTGCATGCTTGGGTCCATAGGGGCCTAGTTTGTAAATTATTTGTGTATCAGTATAATACATATACATTTCTGAAGAAGCTGCCAATTGTATTTTTGGATTTTTAGCAAACATCTCTACTACATGAATAACTCTATACGGACTATAATAATCATCATCGTCCATACATACTATAATAGTTCCCTTTGCCTCCTTGTTTAAGATATTTCGTTTTTCTCCAATATTTAGCTTTTCTGAATGTTGTATATAGCGTATATTTGGTAAATCCTTGGCCTCCTTATTAAGAATATCTTCACAGGTTTCTTGACCATCATCTAAGATAATCCATTCCATAGATTCCTTTGGGTAGATTTGGGCTCTATAACAATCAATTAATCTTGAGAAAAAGTGCGCCCTATTATAGGTCGGTGTTAATACTGATACAAGGGGCCTTGACATTAATATACTATATTAAAAATTCCTTATATTAGGATGGAACTTATACCAGCAGGAACCATATTATATAGATCTTCACCTAATATATGTATTTATGGGTCAAATCTATGTAATCAAAAACGTGAATGTGGAAATACTGGAAAGAAGGGTGTGTATTTTAGCACCTATATTTTACAGTCACTTGCAATGGCGATTGAATATGATCGTGATCTAGAACTGGGTATATTTGTAACTACAGCACCTATTAGTGTTACTATTGGTAAATATAGTTTTCGTAATATACATCCCGAGAGATGGAATCCAACCTGGCCAAAGAATCATATTTTAATAGAAAATGAAAATATCTCTCATTTTAACTCTGAAATGGAACCCATTATTACATTTAACAATGTACCAATAAGTTATGTACAATTTGATTTAAATCCTGGGGAGGGGGAGTTATTCTTAACTAAAAAAGAAGAACTAGACTCTGTAAAACTTGTAGAAACCTATAAGATTAGTGTTGATGCCTTAAAGCGTCTAATAAAGAATGAGTTTTTTAATAAGGGTTATAGATTTATTCCAACAAATGATATAGGCCTATATAAACGTTCAGGATCTATAGCACCCCTTGTATGCCCACCAAAGGGTGGTAAAAGAAAGACACGGTCTAGGCAACTTGTAAGGGTAAGGAAGCCATAAAGGCCTTGTATTCATCAATTGAATGTTGATCAGGAATCCAATAAAAGGGAAACCATAAAATCTTACCAAGGCGTGTAGTTGCGGGTTCTATACTACATGGGATTAAACTATATATATGTACCTTTTTATCTTGAAATAATCTATATATTGAATAAAAAAGTACAAGGGGAGCAAAAATAGGAACACAGCCATATATGAAGTATAAAATACGATACATAGGAGGTCGTCCTATTGCCATATTTGCAGCAAAACTTCCACACATTAAAAGTAATGAAACTATAAGAAATCCGGTAAATACACTTAAGGCTGTACTAAGAATAGTTTGTCCTGCACTTTTTACATCCACCTGCTGTTTTTGTACTTCAACCGTTTTCTTTGTATACTCTGCTAGTTGTGAGTTTAGTTGACTTGTTGGAATTGCTTGCGCCGCTTCAACCTGTGATTTTATATTTGATACAATTGACGAATCAACAAAGGTTGTTGTTATAGTATCATTGATTTTTTGAAATTCCTGTGTAAAGTCTATTTGAGATGCTGTATTTTTATTTCTATTATACCAAGAAGTTTCTGCTGCTAGAGTGGGTAGAAAGGCAGTTTTTTTATCCGATGTAATTGTTTTATCTGCAACTAATTTATCTAAGATTGTTGGAAGTGAGATAAGTGTGTTATTAAATTTGCGTTTAGGAATATCAACAGACATTAGACGTTTTATTTCAATTGTATTAGAATCTTGATTACCTTGGACATCTGTAATATCTACACTTGGATTTTTCTTTAACCAATCATAGGCATTCTGTACTACCTTGTATATAGAGGCACCTGTTTCGGGGGTAAGGGCATTATTTGCTACATCACTCTGTGTATTTGTTTGTACATTTGCCAAATAATCTTGATACTTAATACGAGTATTGCGTAAGTCTTTCAAATCTTGTGATGATTTTTTGGTAGGTTTTGAAAACCAAGACCCCATGCCTCTATCTATTTCTTAATACTTTTCTAGTATTTCTTGTACGCCTTCTATTCTTGGTCTTTTTACGTCTACCGCCAGCTAAGGGTGGTAGTCCTGGATCAGGTGATTGGGCTGAGGGTGGGTAAATTTGTATAATATCTACAGGACTGGAACCAGCATTTATACGTAATACTCTATTATAAAATCTTGTATTAGGCGGGTCATCTACATGAGTTAGTAGAAGTACATCACCTCGCCTTCCAGTATCATTTGGATGATAGGGACGAAAGGCACGACTCATTGAAATATCAACAAAGGCTAAGCTAGGACCATGGGCTCTTTCACAACCAACTAAGACACATCCGCCAGCATCACACCCAGAATAACGTGGCTCGGCTAATAGTTGTCGTATATATCCCCTACCAGCCGAACGACCATCGGTTGGACAATGGCCAACAACTACCATCTTGAAGCGTGTTGGCTGGCAGGCAGTATCACGAGCATAATCCTTGTAAAATCGTGACCATAGAGGGGATGTGGGTGTACCACTGGTTGAGAGATAGTACCTATCTGCTGCATTTAATGTGAGAAAGTCGCTAGCATCTAATCGCTGTTGAATATCTATTAGACTATCTGTTAAATTAACAATTGCGGGTTCACCATAACTTCCATTTCTATGTAAACCACCGTGTACACAAACAACCTCCTCACCCACACAGGTAATTAAATATGGAGTAACTTGATAAAAGGGTAATAAACAATTTCTTCTATTTATTTCAGTTCCAAAATAAGTTCTTGCACTATTATGAACATAGGCGCCACACATGCCATAATCTAGTGTATCAGTTATGACAGTGTGCCAATCGTGATTTCCAATTGTAAATCTAAAATCTGAACCATGTAGCCGCGACTTAATTTTTAGATTATATAAAAATATATGTAGAAGGACTTCTAAGTTACCAATTTCATCATAGACCTCGTGAAAAATGTTATTATCATATCGCGCCCCATCAACTATATCACCAACTATAATAAGTATAAATTTATCAGGAATAATTATATCAAAATTGGTTATAAAATATACAATTGCATTTCTATCAGCTGCATTCTGGAGATTTTTATAGTAGGGTGAGGCGACATCGTTTGGATTTGTTGTATAATAACTATCTATTATATTCATGTTAAAAAGAAGAAACATAAGTTTTTCTAGATCAGAATGAACATCACTTGTTATAAATACAATCCGCCCTTCAGGAATAAGGTAGGGTGCTCTTAAAACATCCTTAGCAGCTGCTAATTTAGTTAAGATAGCCGCGTTAAGTGTTCTTTCTATACCGGGTTGTAGGTCTTCAAAGGTTGTTAAGGCCTCTGCATCTGTTATTAATAAGTCTGCTAAAGCTGGAGCAGCCATTAGTCTAAATATATAGTATATATTTAGATAGATGGGTAAGACAAGGCATCAAACACGAAAAAAAAATAATTTTGATTATGAGGTTGCCATTCCTTCCTATAAACGCCCAGAGACCTTACGTGATAAGACCTTGGCTGTTTTAAAGGCCTATCGTATACCCGCAGATAAGATTACTGTCTTTGTGGCAAATACTGAACAAGAAAGTATATACAAACATACCTTGACATCAGGAACCTACGGTAAAATAGTAGTTGGCGTAGTTGGAATGGGGGCCATACGAAATTTTATTAGCAACTACTATCCAATTGGTACCTCTATAGTGAATATTGACGATGATATTAAGGGATTCTTAGAATATGATGCAACAAGTCCAAGAAAGGAAAGACCCCTACGTAGTCTTCTTTCAGTTGTACGGCAGGGATTCCATGCCTGTGAACAGGCTGGTGCCCGTCTATGGGGAGTTTATCCAGTGGCAAATGGTTATTTTATGAAGCCAAAAATTAGTAAGGATCTGCGTTATATTATTGGAAGTTTCTGGGGATGTATAAATCCTGGAACTCAAATAAATATTACCCTTGATGATAAGGAAGATTATCAGCGCAGTATCTTATATTACAAGGCAGATAAGGCAGTAGTAAGGTTAAATAATGTTTCTCCAATTAGTTCATATTACAAGGAGCCTGGTGGAATGCAAGAAGAGCGAACCAAGGCACGTGTTGAAAAATCGGCACGCTGGCTTGTAAAAACCTATCCCGAGTATGCCGTTCTAAATCCAAGCAAGAAAAGTGGATATATGGAAGTTCGTCTTAAGGATACTACAACGCATACTTAATTCCACCATATCCAGATTCTACAATAAAAAAGTTTATGTTTTCAACATAGACAAGCAAGTCATATACATAGACTGGTAACGGTGGAAGAGCCCAAGGATTTACATCAATTTGAAAGGTTCTTATACGACTTGCATTTATACTGCCACTGGGCTGATCATCGGGACTTGATAAACTAAAATTAATTATTGGAAGAAATCTTGACTGAACCGTACTACCCCCTGTGACATTACGATACTGTTGTAGGTTTGTGTAAAATGCCGATGGTTTTTCTTCTTGATAATCATTGCCATCTAATATAACACGCAAGCTATTAATAATATCAACCTGAGAATTTGGAATAATAAGGCCACTTGAGCCTAAGATATTCTGTAAGCTTAATCCGCCCAGAGTAGGTAACCAAGGAGCCTTGTATGGATCAACCCAATTTGTATAATTTTCTACTTGATTTCTATACAAATATGAATCTGATCTTCTAGGAACAAGAATAAGGCGTGTTATTGGATTGGCAATTTCCAAATCTACTGTTGTTCGTGTATATATATTTGCCTTATAAAATGTTGTAACCTGTGTAACAAGATAGTTTAAGGGAGTTGCAGCAAAAACCTTTCTTTCAGCTTCCGTTAAATATATATAAGAAGCTTGTAGACGAGGATTTATATACCAGGTATTTAAGGCTGGTACTGCGCAATTAAAGTCTGTTAAAAAGGATCTGAATTCACCAGAAGGATCACTATCAGTTACATAGCTTGGCTGTCCAATGGCTATATTATAATTAGAGGCATTAACACGAAATCCTGGACGGACACGAAATCCTGAGGCATCAAATATACTATAAAGTTCTCGTATAGGGCGTAGTGTTAATTGTATTTCACATTCATGATACTGAAGTGCAATAAGCGGTAGTGATTTTTTAATAGATTCAGAAAACCAAAGAGGTAGAGGCACATATACTGTTCGTCCAGGAATACTTGGACGATTAGCCTGTTGGGGAGTATTTGGTTGTGGAATAACAGTTGGATAACCAGTGCCTGAACTTCCTCCAGCATATACTCCATTTTTTGGATCTGTTAATTCAGGGACATCACCAACTAAATATCTCCATTTTTGGAAACTATCCTGATCTAAGTCCGCATGATTTTTCGCAAGTATGTAATCACCGTCAAATTCTTGAATCTTACTTCCTCCCACATAGAAGGCTAAATTACTAATAATATTAGCTCCTAGATAACTGTTCCATTGAAACTCATACTGGCTATTTCTATTGTCTACAAACTTACTATAAATATCAGGAATATCAAAGGTCAGAGTTAAATCTGTGACAAGGTCAGCTATACGTGGTATTTTATTTCGCAACTTAATAGGCTGATCAAAGAAGAGTTGATTTGGCCCTTCTAAGGCAAGTGTGGTATTTTCTATTGCAAAATGTGAATGGCGCTTAAATACCTTATAGAAATAGGTAAATTCAGGATTACCATTTAAAATAATATTCTGTGAACCGTAACTAACAAGTGCTAATAAACCGCCACCGGGCATATCCTATTTAGCACTTGTTAGTTATATTTAGATTCATTTACGTACTGTATTTATTCACCCACCAGGTATCCTCCAAATATGGAGGAGAATCTTCGGACTTTTTCTCAGTTTTTGTACTAGCACCGCCTTGAACAAGTGACTGAATCTCCGTATATGATAAGGCATAACTGAAATATATTAGATTACTAAAATTTCCAGTGTAGCTTCCAAAGATATGTAGATTCTCATTTATTAAGGATGGTACATTGGTGCGATTTAATACAAGTGAACGTTGACTAAATAAGTAAAGATTTCCAAAATTCTGATATAAAACACCATCAGTAATATTTAGACGCTTTGCAACGTTGCCATTTACATAAATTTCAATACTATTATCACGTGCCATTACAACAATGTGTACCCACTTTTTTACAGGAATATTTTCAACATCAACATAGTTATTCCATGTCTTTGATGAATTCATATATACACGAAGAGTATTTGCATTTGAATGTAGGAAAATACCGGGCCCTAATAAGGGATAGGGAACCGGATGACCCTTGTGTAAGATATGGAGTAGACCACTCTCATTTTTGAAACTTGAAGGATCTATCCATAGAAAGAATGAATAAGAAAATTCTGCTCCTGAACGTTCATTATCGGATAAGGGTAGCAGGGTAGCCTTTGGTATTGACGGGTCTTGATCAAAGTTGCGGGGTTTATCTAAGGAACTTACTGTAAGAGGTAAAACATCAACACGTGTACCGGCAATTTGTTTAAAACTTTTATAAATGAGTTCAACTGAAAGAAGAACAATATATAAGGTTACACTTATAAGTATACCTATGACTATCTGAGGTACAATACCAGTACCAGAAACATAGGAACTGTTTTGTATACTGTTCATCACTCTATATCTAGACCTGTAAATTGTAAATTTACGGTATTATATTCTTTTTGGGATAATCAAGCTGCATGGCAGATGAAGGTGAAAATAGTGAGGTTATATACTCCCATACTGAATATTGAGGTCCAGGACCGGTCATATATAAATTCCAAATTTGTTCGGGATTTAATGCATAATTATAGGCACTTACATTACTTACAAATCCTCCAAATCCACCGTGATCACATACAGAAAGTTTCATATTAGATCTATCTACCCTGAAAAATGATGGAAGTATACAACTTCTTGATAACTTACCATCAAGGTATACATCACATGTCTTATTATTTAGGGTAACAGTTACCTGTACCCATTTTTGCATATCAACAGAGTTAATATCGCAGGCAGAACTTGGTTCAAGAAGACTATTTTCATTTACAATTGATCTAAACATTGAGTTAACAGTTGTTACTCTTAAATCAACATCGGAACTTGTGGGTACTGCTGAGCCGGCAGCAGTTGAAGGGGGTGTTGTTTGTACACGAACCGATAACACATTTTTATAAGGACCAAGGTAGACTAAGCATGATAAGAATTGTCCACCTCCAATACTTATAACATGCTTGTTTTGCCCACGGTTAACTGAATAATCATTTATATAAACCCATGTATTTAATGATAATTCACCTCCTTCATAAACTGCCGGAAGTCCATCACCAGTTGCAGTATAAGGTGTACCTGGACTTGCAGAACTTATAGCGTTTAAGATGGTATTTCCTTGAAGTCCTGAATTACTTGTTAAAAAAGTATATAAATAATAAAGTGCAACAAATAATACTACAAATAAAATAACCTTAGGAAGAGTTCCAGATGGAGTAACAGCAGCAACTTGTTCCATATCTATCTATAAGTGTCAAAGTTATTCTATGCGTATGGAGACTTCCAATTTTTTAGTGGATTTTGAACTGGATCAGATGTACTGAAACAGAAGAATCCATTCGGGCAGCCAAGGTTTGGTATAAAAAAATAATAACTTGGAAGTATGCTTTCTGTTGGTAAATAAGGCTTGTGTCTTGTATCTGATGTCGCAGCTAAATCAGATAAGACATCATTAAGGCGATATTCTGTCGGAGCAATTCGTGGTAGAGCAAAATCGCCTGAAAGTTGTTTATCTCCAATTATGAACTGAGCTGAATTAATTGTCGGAAAGTATCGTGTACGTTCACTAAATACCACTTCACCGTTATAATATATTGTATAACGGCGCCCTTCCTTTACAATAACAACTTGAATCCATTTTTGTTCAGGAAGATTTTTTAGAGGAAAGGATTCGTAAATAACTCTATTATTTTCTCCACGTGTTTGAATTTTAACAGTGGTAGACTGTGGCGTTTTCATATTACCGGGATTTAATTCTATACGAAGACAGTTTTTCAGTTCTAAAATTCTAATTGGTGTTGTATTGTTAAGTGAGGATGATTTATTATTTGACTTATATTTTAAATAAACAAGTAAGGTTCCAGATGGCGGTGTTAAGAAATTATCTCTTACAGCACTGGGTGATCCAATATTAGTTTCATTAATTCTTCCATAGGTCGGAGACAAACTTTTAAAAATAGATGGGCGAAGATTTGATATAACTATAAGCGAAATTGTTGTAGTTATTAAAATAATTATTAATACAACAATTAATATACCTGACATGGCCATAGACTATTCCTAATTTAGACCAGTAAAGCTTTATGAACTAACCAAACATGTATCTGGTAAGGCCCGTTTTTCAAAGCTATTCTGTGGTGATCCATAGGACCTGAATTCAGCAGGACTTACTGGCCTTGGCCATATACGTAGATTAGAAACTTGTGCTGTATTTGTTAGTATATCTGAATTTGGAGGACGTAGGGGACCTACAACAGCACGCACATTATTTGGAAAGGCCTTATTACTTAGTAAATAACCATTTACATAAACTTCCAGTACCCTTGAACCGACAAAGACACCTATTCTTATAGGCTTACCCACAGGAATATTTGGAACATTTATTGATTTTACATTAATACTGTTGTCAGAGTTTAGTGTTTGTAGGGATACATATAGGTCATTTATTAACGGATCAAGATACACACATACATTAAAATTTGGATTTACTGTTAGTATAGTATTAGTAATACCAGTTCTACCTGTAGTAAAGGCTCCACCTCTTGAAAATAAGATACGTGGAGATCCTGTGTGTGCTGTTGGATTATCAAGTTGAATGTCTAACATAAAACTCCAATTTTGAGTGATTGTTCCAAGAGATGTTGATGTATCTAAGATTTCAATAATAGACTTTGGATTTTTCCAATAAAGAAGTGAGTCATCTGAACCGGGGAGGCTTATAAGACCACTGTCTCCTGGATTAAGACGAAAAATCGGTGTAATTGTATAATTAACTAGAACGAGTATTAACATGACTACAATAATAATAATAACCAAATAATATACATATTGAAGTACACCTGGAGATATACTTTCTGAACTAAGATAGCTACTATCTGTCAAGGTATATGACATTCCTATTTATTCGTTTTTTTTCTTGTTCCAGTTTTTGGTGAAAAATTTATGCGTTTATAATATGCATTTGTTGGACCAACCTTACAATCCGCAAGTTTTTCTCGTAAATAACAGACAAAACTAATTCGTGTAAAGGGTTTTTCTTGACCTAGGGTGCCTGTTGAAAGATCATTTAGATAAATAGTAGGTAGGGTCTTATTATATAGCTTTTGCTCTGGAGTCTCTACCATTTCTGTATTACAATGCCATTCATGAACATCCATGGCAAGAAAGTCGCCTGTGCGAACATTAAATCCAAGTGAATAGCGTGGGAAACATGTTGCGCCACCGTTATACTTACCGTATTCTAAGACTGTTAAATTTCCAAAACCCTCCTTAAAATCGCCATCGTCCTTATGTAAGGCTGTTCTGAAATTGCGATTTAAGGTTACACTACTAAAGGCAGTGTCATCAATTTGAAACTTTGGATTAGACTGTGCCCGCTCATATTGTTTCTTATGATTCTCTGGGATAAGTGCCTTGAAACACTTATCAATGTGTTGTAAAAAGGGTAGACCTTGTTTAAATTGTTGGAAGTATTTTTGAGTATAGGATGTAAGACGACAGGGAAGGCCCATAAAGGGTGTTTTTTCAAAATAACCAAGTACACTACTGTAAACGTTGTTGTTGACACGCATCTTTCCGCCGTTTGCGTCTAAGGCACTCCAGCCCCTGATTTCTACAGGCTTACGCTTCTTCCAGTATTCAGAGTTGGTCTGAATGGGTCCTGCAGCCGCACCACGATTTCTTGAGGGGGCGGCAGTTTTATAAAAGGCTTCCCATCCAAGCTCTAAAAGATCCTTCGGGATGACATTTTTACGAAAACGGGCCAAGAGTTTTTTTGTTGTGGCATCATATATGTCTACATCATTATCATAGATGGTCATACCCTTTTCATCAAAGTAGGTTCCCTCACGTGCCTTAATTTGATCATCTGTCATAGTTGGCTTAGCATGTATTACCTCAGCCTTATCATGTAAGGATTCTGTAGGCTTCTTTGGAACTTGGAGAAAGGGAAGCATTGTGCTCACATCCTTTATTCTAACTTTTTTTGTGTTATTCATCCTACTTAGTGTTTATTAATCAAAATATCTATTATATTCTGATTAACGCCGTGACTTTCTGGACTTTCTGGACTTTCTGGACTTTCTAGTGCCGCCATAACGATTGGGTTCACCATATTGAAATGTACTGAAAGGATCTTTACTTGATATAACCATTTTACCATTATTATTTGGATACGCATACATATGTCCTAAAGCATGATACGGTGATGGTGGCCCTGTAGCAAAATGAGATTCATTTTGGGGTACAGTAAATGGTGATGGGGGCCCTGTAGCAAAATGATAATTATTTTTGGGTACAGTAAATGGTGATAGGGGTACAGTAGACGGTGATGGTGGGGCGGCGGCCGGCCGATGCGCATAAAATGCATTTAAATATCCATTATTTGCAGGCTTTACTGCCCATCCGTCATAACCATTTGATTCAGTCGGATGTCCAATTGCCTGCTTAAGTCTATTAATTCTTGAACTAATTAATCTTTTATTAGTTATATTCTTTGTTCCATTCATTTTAAGTGTTAATTTTTTTATATTATTTCTGATAGAGTTATTACGTGTTTTTGGCCCATGTAAAGGATAAAATTCCGGGGCTACATAGCGCTCAGGCTCAGGTGGAGCTACCATTCTTAAATTATTAGGGGGAGCTAAAAATCCCATATTATTACGAGGAGATAAAGGAAGGGGGGGTAGTGCGCGACCCGAAGAGAACATTCTACAATAGGTATTTTATTATTAACGCCGCAACTTTCTGGACTTTCTGGACTTTCTGGACTTTCTGGACCTTCTACCTCCACGTCCGCTATAAGCTCCATAATAAAAATTAGCAGCCTTTCTAGTAGCGTTTTCAGCATTTGCTCTTGTTTTAGCATTGCGTGCTGCCTGTTGTGGATCTTGCCGCCCGGGTAATACGGGTTTTGGATGTGTAAGTTCCCATTCAATATATTCCCTTCCCGCAGTATTTTGGTTCTGTCCTCGGGAATATTTTGGCTTACTGCTGTTCCATGCCTGCATATTTGTAACATATTTTAGCGCGCCTGCATTATTTAGACCAGCCTGTGTTGCATTTGTATAGTAAGGGTTGGCTCTAAGGCTATTAACTGACGCTTGTTGTTTTGTTGCATTTGAAACGCTTCCGGGATTTACAGCCTTAGCCTTAGAAGTGAACCATGAGAACATTCTATCTAGTATAGGCATAATAAATACCCCCTAAGACTATACCTCCCGCTAATAGACCCCCGCCTGCGACTAGCATGTGTTTATATTGAACTGCATCAATGTCCTGCGGTGTCCAAACAGGACTACGTCCAAGATCACCAAGAGCATGATAGAACTGTATAGAATCCATTTCAGTATATTCAGCCTTACCAAGGTCCTTATTTACTAAATTGTGGATTTTTACAGTCCATGCAAATAAATCCTTACTAGAATCAAGACTCGGTGTAATAGGATTTGCCTTTAAATGCTCAGCATAATGTCCACGGCAAACGGGACAGGGAATAAGATTTACAAAACTTTCATAAAACTCTTTGGCCGAACGTTTTTGAGCATAATTTGGCTTAGTTGGATAACCAAGAGCTATTATATGCATCGTGTGCCATAAAAAAGGTCCCCACGTTTGTGGAGGTATACGACCGGGCATTCTTCTGTATGTAAGAATCTTTCTAAAAAAATCATAACGCTCAGTGTAAAGAATTAATAATATCTATAAATAGATTTATGAGTTCATACTATAAGAACACAAAACAAATTTGTTGTACAAATTGTGGAGAATATGGTCATCATTTCAGATCATGTAGTAAGCCAATATACAGTTATGGTATTATTGCCTTTAAACATAGTAAATCTGATTGGAATCAGGCAGAAGAATTGTTAAAAAATAATTCATCTTCTGGATTTGCCTTAGATGATTTAAAGGTACTTATGATACAGCGTAGGGATAGTATTGGATACATTGAATTAATAAGAGCAAAATACAAGACTAATGATATTGAATATATTAAGGAGCAAATTAGAGGAACTACAGAAAAGGAACGGCAGAACTTATTAACCAAAAGTTTTGATGAGCTATGGTCTGACTTATGGGGAAAATCAACCTTTGAGTTAAAACAATACAAGCAGGAATATGATCAAGCGAAACTCAAATTTGAAATACTGAAAAGTGGCTTAGATATTGACGGTGGAAAAATTACATTAGAAGAACTTATACAGATTATACCTATTATATGGACTACGCCAGAATGGGGATTTCCAAAGGGGCGGCGAAATGTACTTGAAAAGGATTTAGAATGTGCCACAAGAGAATTTATGGAAGAAACGGGGCTCTTAAAAACTCAATTTAGTATAATTAAAAATATAGAACCCCTTCAAGAAATATTTTATGGAAATAATAACATACATTATTGTCATATTTATTATCTAGCATGGATTCATTCAGATGTTGAAGTCACTTATGATAAGACTAATTTAATTATGACAAAGGAAATTGGAGATATAGGCTGGTTTAATCTAAACGATGCAAATACACGCATCCGAACAACAAACTTAGATAAAAAAGAACTTCTTAAACGGGCAGTAGGTATTTTAGATAGTCTAAGTATATTAGCGTTACATAATTCTGAAAATGAAGAAGAACACCAAATTAGGAATGAACAATTTAGGGTATACGGCCTCCCCAGTGGAGGAAATAAGATCTTTAGCAAACCTTTCAAAAAATGGTCTTATACATCTATGGAAGGTTGAGAAAGATATGTCTAAACGTGATCGTATTATAAGGGAAGTACAAAAACGGGGACTCTTTCCAGATGATGAAGCTGTATCAGATGGGGGTCTGTATCCTGATGTTGAAGATCCAAACTTTGTATCAAGGTTACTCAAAAAGAGTGAATTTGCAGACACATACAGTACACCAATCTCAAATGAAAACGCCTGTATATCCGGTGCAGAGTTTGAAGTAACACCAGTTCAACGTTTTGTTGCAAACTTTCTACATCCACGGACCCCATATATGAGTGCATTATTATATCATGGTGTTGGTGTTGGTAAGACCTGTGCAGCCATTCAAACTGCTGAGGCTTACTTAGATGTTTATCCACAACGTAAGGTCATGATTGTTGCTCCACCAACAATCCAGGCAGGATTTTATCGTACAATATTTGATATACAAAATCTTCATATTGGAACTGGTGAGGCTTCAAATTATGCAATAGGATGTACTGGAGACACATACTTACGTATTACAGGACTCACAAATGAACGTAATAGGGATATTATAGAACGTGATGTACGTCGTGCTATAAAGAGTCGTTATGAGTTTTATGGATACTTACAATTCAGAAATTATATACGATCTATTGTGGCAAGAGTATCAAAAAGAGGAACTGATGATGAAATACGCCTTCGTGAAATTGATGCAATCAAGAAAGAATTTAACTATAGACTTCTTATTATTGATGAAGCACATAACTTACGTGATGTTGCCTCAACTGGCGTTGTAGAGGAGGAAGAGGAAACTGACACAGTTGGAACAGAGGATGAAAAGGAGGAAGCTAAGGCTGGAAAATTATTAACACCCTATTTAAATCTACTCTTAGACTCGGCAGATGGTATAAAGCTTTTACTTATGACAGCCACTCCAATGTTTAACAGTGTCTTAGAAATCATTCAAATATTTAATCTACTTCTTAGAAATGATAAGCGTGCGACTATAACACAGGATATGATTATGGATGTTCAGGGAAATCTTATTGAGGGGGCGGATAGTATTATAAAGCCAATAGCAAATGCCTATGTGAGTTTTATGAGAGGAGAAAATCCAAATAGCTTTCCTATAAGATTGATGCCCGAGGGTCTAGATTCTCGGGGGAGACCTATTGAACGTGTTACCAAGGAAATATATCCTAGGTATATTTTTTCTCTAAAAAATGATCAAGTTGATGTGAATCCTGAAATGATTGAGCGTATAGAAAGACTACCCTTGGTGGCCAGTACCTCTATAGAAGGTAGTCATAGTCATAAAGTCATGACTGCATTAACAATGCGGGGAGCTAGTCTTGGTTCAAATTATATGATTATAGATAGTCTTTTACAGGCTGGTAATTGTGTCTTTCCATTGGGTGAAGAAGGTCCTGAAACCTACGTGGGATTAAAGGGATTCCAGAATAACTTTGTAAAAAAAGGAAAGGGTGTTATTGGTACAAAGGATGCTTCTTGGTTATCTGAGGAAAATATATTCAGATTTTCTCCAAAAATGGCGACGATTCTACGTTTTTTACAAAAGGCAGAGGGTGTATGCTTCATTTACAGCCGATTTGTTATATCAGGAGCCTTACTTATGGCTCTTGTTTTAGAAGCAAATGGTTATACAATGTATGGAAGGCCTAGTGGCCTTTTAGAATCTGGAATACAGAGTCCAGGTGGTCGTCAGTGTGCCCATTGTAGTATGCGTGAGGCCGAACATACAAGTTCTCATGACTTTACACCTGCCATGTATGTACTATTAACAGGTGATAAGGAATTTAGTCCAAACAATAAGGCTTCCATTGACGCGGCACGTTCTGATATTAATGTAAATGGTGGTGTTGTAAAGGTTGTTATTGGTTCGCAAATAGCAGGAGAGGGTCTAGATTTACGGTTTATTCGTGAAGTCCATATCTTAGATGCCTGGTTTCACTTAAATAAGACCGAACAAATTATTGGACGTGGTATACGTTTTCGTAGTCATTGTTTAATAGATGATGTACAAAAACGAAATACCACTGTCTTTCTACATGTATTAACCATTCAAAATTATCCTAACGAAACGGCGGATCTATATTGTTATAGATCCGCGCTAGTAAAGGCTATTCTTGTGGGTCAGGTAAGTAGAACACTAAAACGTTTTGCCGTTGATTGTAACTTACGGAAGAATGTTACAGTTCTTAGTGGTTTAGGCACACGTATACAGGTTGATTCACAGGGCCTACCTAGAACTGGTGCTAAGGGTGATGGTATTTTAATAGATGATATGCCATATACAGCCTTATGTGACTGGATGGAATGTAAGTATACATGCGAACCTGATATAAGTATTGATGTTGAAGGAGCTAATGATTCTACCTATGATGCCTTTAGTGCAAGATATCGTGAGAGTAAGATTCAGAAAATTGTAAAGGATTTATTTTTAAGACAATCCTATTATTCACGGATTGAACTAGAACAAATATTGACTGCGACAGGATCTCCACAGATTGCAATAAATATAACGCTACAGGGTATTTTAAACAATAGATTATTTAGAGTTAGTCATGGATCAAAGGAGGGTTATATAATATATAAGAACGGATATTTCCTATTTCAACCAGAAGTCTATAAGGATACAAGTATTCCTATTTCCATACGCTCCTTAGATTTTCCTATACGTCGTGATACATTTACGCCTTCAGTAATGGATAAGCCTCCTGTAGAGGTTGAAGAAGAAACTGAAACAACCACAAAGGAATTATGGAAACATCTTGTAACATGGGTAAAAAAGGTTATTGAAGGTAACCAGAAAACAATCGGTATAGAAATTGAAAGACATATTGAAAAATTCACCCCTAATTTTTTACAGCAACAGGCAACCTATACTGATAAATTAGGAATGGTTATATATTTGGCAAGTAGAATACCAGATAAGGATAAGAATATTTTTAAATCTGCGGTTTTAGAATATTTATGGGACGAGTGGATTGATAGTCAATCTCAATATAATTATTATAATAGTAAGGATCCAGTAGTTTTAGAAGTAGCTGATGAAAATATAGTAAGTTCTGGGGGTTTTTCTGCTTATAGGTATATTGACCCACAAAGTAATGTTCTTAAATATATATGCGATAATGGTGAGCCATGTAGCAAGGGTGTAATAGATGCCTTTTCTAAGATTTCTGATTCTACAACACAAACTAAGGCTGAAGAAGGCACTACAGGATTTATGTATGGCTTTGTTGTTCCTAAGGCTGGAACCATGGTTTTTAAAACACATAAGCCACATAAGGTAGGTGAAACAGTTAAGGGGGGTCAAGAATGTGGAAATGTTGCTTCTGGAGATTATAAGGTCAAATTATATAGTCTTATTAAAGAACTTACTATAAAAGAAGTGGGTATAAGAGATTTTGACAAGGAAGCCATCAATAGAAAGGTATCTAAGATTCAAGATAAAAAGAGTGTTGAGGTTTCTAATAGTATACAAGGTTGTACGCTGCTAGATTTGGTTTTACGTTATATGGATAAACTAAGGACTGATAATAAACGATGGTTCTTTCGTCCAATTTCTGCCTTTTACAGTGGTCATATGGGAAAAATAACAGCTGAAGCTAAAAAACTTATAACTGCTGAGAAAAAGGCCTTGAAAAAGGCTGATGTACAAGTAAGGAAAATAAAGGTTGTAAGTAAGGTCGTACCAAAGGCACCTGCTGCTACTCTTAAGAAGACCCTCAAGTTTGTCAAACGTCCTACAGAACCGGTTGTACCTGAAGCTGAATCTTCTGAATTAAGTTCACATTCATCAATGCCTGCCTTAGAATCCCCTCCAAAGATTGCGGTAGCAGAGGTAGAACCAGAACCAGAAATATTAAATCAAATTGATGAAGTATTTAATATAGAACAACCAGCCCTAGCACCACCTCCAGTACAGGCACCTCCAGCTCCAGTACAGGCACCTCCAGCTCTAGAACCAGTACAGGCACCTCTAGCCCCAGCACCAGCTCCACCTCCAGAACCAGTACAGCCACCTCCAGAACCAGTACAGCCACCTCCTGTAAAGGCACCTCCAGCACAGGCACCAGACTATAAGGAAAGTGCCGAGTATAAAGAACAACTTGAAAAGTTCAAAAAGACACAAATAGTTCCTAAAAGTGGTAAATTTAATCCTGTAGTTTTTAAGACATTTGACAGAGAATATTTACAAGGTAAACGCCTCTAAACCTGCGTAAATAAAATTGACTTAATAAGGTAGATATATAATAGGAAAGGATGGAACAATCTGTACTATTTGAACAAAAGGTAGCTCTTACACCAAAGGATATGAATCGTATGGGCAATGATACAATTAATACCATTATTCTTGAAATGGTATCAAAAAATCTAGAGGGTCGCTGTAATCAACACGGATATGTTATACAGGGATCACTTGAAATTCTTTCACGTAGTATGGGTCAACTAGAACACGGCAGATATACTGGAAATATCATCTTTCATGTTCAACTACAAGGACGTGTATATAATCCAGTAAATGGTACACGTATTACTGGAAAGATTGATAAGAAAAATAAGATGGGACTCTATATTATTTATAATGATGCCATTCGTATTCTTGTACCCAGGGATCTACATGTTGGAAATAAGGCCTTTGAAACACTTGAACCAGGACAGGAAATTACAATTGAAATTCGCAAATCACGGTTTCAAATTCAGGATCTATTTATTCTAAGCCTTGCTGTATTAGTTGATAATTCTGTAGATGCTAATACACATATGGAAAAAATGTTTAATCCCACCTATGGCAATGAATCTAGCGAATCAAATGTGAGTCCTGAAACACCTGAAGCACCTGAAGCACCTGAAGCACCTGAAGCACCTGAAACACCTGAAGCCCTTGAAACACCTGAAGCTCCTGAAGCCCTTGAGAGTCCTGAAGTTCCAATGCCAGCCCTTGAAGCTAATTCAGCGTAAAAAAAGAAAAAACACAAACGTGCCAAAAAGAAGATAAATGCAGACTCCGACTATATCTCAATCAGAGTATGACGAAAGAAAATCTTTTTTAGATGATTTAAAACTTCTTACAAAGGATGAATATGGAGAAATGTATCGCATATTAAAAAAAAATAATGTTTCATTAAGTGAAAACAGTAATGGAGTATTTTTTGATATGCTTACACTTTCAGATACAACCTTTAATGACATAAAAAATTTTATGGAACTCTGTAAGGGTCAACGTAAGGATGAGTCGGCACGTGTTAAAACAATGGATAATTTACGTGTAGAGACTAAGAATAATTAAATGGTCTAAACAATTATTGCTATATTTATAAGAATAATATGGGCACCGTTTCATTTGAACAGGTAAAGATGTGGGTTTCTAAAAACCATGTACATCCTGTTAAGCTGTATGAATATTTAGGTAAGGATACTGTAAATGTCCCTGAAGATTCACAACAGTCCGATGGTTGGTCAAAGCGCCTTGTTACACCATCAACACCACTATCTGCAGTGTTAATGCTTCAAGATGATATTTACAATGCGATCCCAACTACTGCACGGCACAGTCAACTTCGTGATACAACTACCGAGCTTCAAGAAAGGGCAACCCTACATCTAAAAGGTCGGGCGTGGCCCGTTCGGCGTACGGCAGAGGGTCTTGCTGCAGTTGGTCTTGAAACAGAAAAACACTCACTTTGGACCCCACTTGGTTGGCGTGCCCTTTGTTATCTTTATGAGTGTCAATTTGTAATTATTGATGATACTCTTAAGACTATTACCTTCTATCCTGAGGATATTCGTCTTTGGACACAGTCACGTCCAGTGTACATTATGGATTCAACTGCTCATACACTTCTTATTCCACCTGAAAATTATAATCTACTTAGTTGGATTTGTGGTCATGAAAAGAATGGCTACTTAATTGCATGGCCTTGCATGGATGGTACACTAGAAGAGATTAAGGCGGCTGCTGTTGCAGTTGGCGAAGCAACTGTTAAGATAACAAAGGATAAGTTAGGGGCAAAGGTAGGTCGTGCCCAAAGTGTAAGGGCGCTTGTTAAGTTTTAGAATACATATAAAATTGATCATTTAACCTTGGCCTAAGCCATATATAACTAGTCTATATAGAGAGAATATGGAACTATATTCTGCCGATATAGCTCATATAAAGGGGCTCGTCGACATTTGGCGGGAAAAGCCCGATGTTGAACTGGAGGCTACCTTTGGCGGTGGAGGGACGGTTGATATGGAGACCTTTCTTCGTGTAATAGCACGTCTTAAGTCTAAGGGATTTTCTGAGATTGCTCAGGAAGATAGTTTAACTATTAGTCTGAAGGACGCAACACGTTTTACTCTTAAGGGTGATGGAATTGTTAAGGATTATTGTCGGACCAATATTCTTGGTAAAGATTATACGGCCATTATCAAGGATCGTAATATTTCAAGCAAGGCCGAAGCCTATTCTGATGTTATTCTTGATGACTACAATGTAAAAATAAAATCACGACGTGAGGTTGAATATTCAAAGGATGACACGCATATTCAAAGCATTCTTAAGACATGGCCATCACAAGAAAAATATTTTCGCCTTATTCATCGTTGGACTATTCATGCAAATGGAGTAAAGTTTGATATGAGTATGGTTCGTAGTACCCCAAAGGGAAAGACAGTACGTAATTTCCAACAGATTGATATCTTAAAACAGGCACCAGTATATGAACTTGAAGTAGAAATCAATCGTGAAGGTCTTTCTCAAGTAGATGGAGTCGCTCCTACAACTGACGTTATTTATAACAAGTTTATTCAGGGAGTAGGCGAAATTCTTCGTGGAATTCAAGGCAGTCCCTTACTTATTCGCAAGTCAGTTGTAACAGGTGTCTTAGCCAATTATAAGAAACTGACAAAGTTGGACAGCTTTCGTGGAGTAAATCCTGTTACCTTGGGCCTTCGTCATATGACAAAGGAAAAACAGGACGGTGAACCTAACATTCGTGATAATTATAATGTAACAGATAAGGCCGACGGTCTTCGTGTACACGCCTTTACTGATGAAAGGGGAGAGCTATTTATGATTGACATGTCAATGAATGTGTATAAGACAGGTCTAACTAAGAAGGAATGTGCCAATTGTCTTCTAGATGGTGAATATGTAACGCAGGAGAAGAGTAATAAGGCAATACAGGACTTACTGTTATTTGACATCTATTACTTCAATGGTAAGGATGTATCACAGTCACCCTTTCAAGATGGACGTTATGAGGACATGAAGGTTTGGATTCAACGGTGGTCTAATGACGGGGGGCCAACTAAACAGATGAAGTCGTGTAGCTTAAGTGTTATGTTAAAACGCTTTTATCTTGGAAAGGGTGATGATATCTTTGGACTTTCAGAGCAGGTATTAACTGCAAATGAAAAAATGCGTAACTACCACACAGATGGCCTTATCTTTACTCCAAACAGTCTTCCAATTCCATCTAAGGCGGGTGTGCGGTTTGATGAGCAGTTTAAATGGAAACCATCCAAGGACAATACAATTGATTTCCTTGTGGCTATTGAAAAGGATACGGAATCTAATAAGGATCGTATTGAGACAGGCATACGTCCTGATAATGAGGAAGATATACGTTTTAAGACACTACGTCTTCTTGTAAGCAGTAGGGATCCACCTGACCCACGTGGCATTCTTCTAGATAAGCTACCCATTGATAGTTTTAGAAGCGCCAAGCCTCGTCCTGTTATTTTCACGCCAAGCGAGTATCCTGACCTAATGGCAAATACCTGTTATTTAGAGACGCAAACAGATACTCAGACTGACGAGGAGTTTGTAAAGACAGAGCTTGGTGAGCCCATTCGTGATAAGAGTATTGTAGAAATGCGATATGATGGAACAAAGCCACCAGGATGGAGATGGATTCCCATGCGTATCCGTATAGATAAAACAGAACGGTATGCACTTGGTGTTAAAAGGGGTGATATTTCACGTACAATGAATAGCAAGATTGTAGCAGATGATATTTGGCTAAGTATTCATAATCCTGTTACCGAGCATATGATTCGCACCGGTGAAGAGGCTCCTACTGCCAAGGAGCGTGAATCTATGGCCGTTGTACCACTTGGAATTCAGAAAAAATACAGAGAAAAGGCACGTGTTATTGAAGACAAATCTAAGGTTCAGACAATGTTGAACTTTCACAACAAGTATATTAAGATGGAACTATTGTATGGGGCAGTCTTTTCTGGAACTGGAAAGAAGATTCTTGATATGGCGGTTGGAGAGGCCTCAGATTTACACAAGTGGATTGAGAAGAAGGCTGAGTTTGTTCTTGGCGTTGACTTAGCTGGTGACAGTATCTTAAATCCTGAGAAGGGTGCTTATAAACGTCTAGTTCAGCGTTATGAGCGTAATCAGCGTGATAGACGACCGGTTGTGATTCCCCCAATCTTCTTTGCGATTGGAAATTCATCACAGCCTATCTATGATGGAACTGCGGGTGTAACCGACCAGGAAAAGGATATTTTACGTAGTATCTTTGGATATCCAACTGTGGGTCCAGTTCCCCCACTGGTTGGAGATACTGGTTCAGGAGCTCTTCGTGATGGTGTAGATTCTATTGTCTGTATGTATGCCTTACACTATTTCTTTGCTTCTGAGACCATGTTTAATGGATTCTTAGATAATATTGATAAGACCTTGAAGGTTGGCGGTATCTTTGTTGGAACTAATTTTGACGGCGAGGCTGTCTTTAACCTGCTTCGTGAAACAAGGCTAAATGAGACAAAGGTTGGCCTAGACTCAGGAAGTACCTTATGGGAAATTACAAAACAATATGAGGCCGAAGAACTACCAAATGATTCATCGGCCTTTGGAATGGCCATTGATGTGAAGTTTGTTACTATTGGAATGGCACACGTTGAATATCTTGTTCCTTGGGAGCTTCTTGTATCAAAGATGAAGGGTATTGGATGTGAACTTGTTGATCCTGTAACCTTGGGTACCATGGGTCTTAAGAGCAGTACAAATATGTACAAGACATCATATGATATGATTCTTAAGGGTGGAAATAAGGACATGTATACAATTAAGAGTGATGCAGCCAAGCATTTCAGTTTCTTAAATCGCTGGTATATCTTTAAACGTGTTAGTAAGAGTGGTGAAGTGGCAGCGGTAGTTGAGACACCTGTTGAAGCCCCTGGTGCAGCCCCTGTTGAAGCCCCTGGTGCGCCCGCAGTACCTGAGGCGCCTGTAGAGGCACCAGCACAATCAGGTATTCTTACACAGAAAAAATATGAAATTAATGAGGTCTTCAGCTTTAAAGAAGATTCCCTGCCTGAGGATAAGAAACTTAAGTTACCCAAGGAATATACTCAATATGCTGCTCGTTGGCTTGCACCAAATGCACCATTTAATATATCAGATGAGGATACTATTTATCCAAGTATCACACACTATTTAATTGGAATGAAGTTTAAGTATGCTTCTGGAAGACCAGAAATGGCCAATGAATTCAGTAGTGAGGGACGCATTCATACAGAGTTCAAGGCTAAGCGTATAGCTGAGCGGACAACAAAGGGTGTTATCTCAAGGCCTCGTCACTATGAACTCTTAGCTGAAGAAACTGAACGTATTGAAAAGGAGTCACGTAATGAACTTAAGAAAAATAAGGGATACAATGATTCAAAATGGAACGCTGTTAAGGATAAATATCTACGTGAGGCAATTAAACAACGTCTACGCCTTGATAAGTGGTTCTGTATTATTGTAAGTGCTGCCATTGAACAAAATAAGTATCTACTCTATGTTGACAAGGAAACAAGCGAACTTGGTGGAGTTCGCAAGGCCGATAAGACAATTAAGGGTGATAATAAGTACGGCCGCTATATTCTTGAAGAAGCCTATGCCTCTCCCGACTTTATTAAGGCCTGTGCGGCTTCTGGAAAAGAACCTCCAATATAGTAGAATGAAGACCTTCTACGCCTTACTATTTTTTTTAGCTATTATCCTAATTTCTAATGAACTTGCTAATGAGGGTTTCAATTCTGGTGATATTGGTAAACAAGTAGGTATAGCTATTGGAGTGATAGTTGTAGGTCTATTTATTCTTATGTTATTAAGTGGTATAAGATAGTACATTTTATGAAAATTTATAATAAGTATAGTCACTACATTCTTGAGAAGGCCTACGCCTCTCCAGACCTGTGCGGCTTCTGGAAAAGAACCTCCGATATAGTAGAATGAGTAAGAGTCTATCCGCTTCATTATTTTTTATAATTGTTATAGTATTTGCTCTTATTTATTATTCTTATAAAAAATATCGTAGGGAGTCTAAACAAAATGTTAGTGAAGGGTTTGATGATGGTAGTGTTAATGTAGCTTTGGCTATCTTTGTACTGATTAGTCCATTTGCAATTATTCTTATAATCTCGCTGTACTCTTCAATTTCCAGCTCAAAAAAAACTTAAGAAAGGATGCCCAAAATTTATAATCTAATTAGAATGAACAAGTTTCATACATCTTATTATTCTTTATAATTGTACTTATACTTGTTAATAACAGAGAGATCTATTACAATATAAAAGGATCGGTACTATATTATTAAAGAGTAGGAGAGGGTAATCTATATTAGCCTAAAGAATATCTTATATATTATAACAGAAACCTTTCAAGAAAAAATGCCAAAAAATCCACAACCCTGGCAGAGTCTAGCCTTTAAAAACCGAGACCCTCGCGATCTACGCATAGAGTTTGATGAGCCTACGCATAGATATACAATTGATGATGAATACAAGGGATGGATCTCCTGTACAGGTTTCCTCCACATGTTTTTTCCACACTTTGACCCAGATTCCGTTATTAAAAAGATGATGGCCTCATCAAAGTGGGTCACAAGTCCCTATTATGGAATGACGGCGGATGAAATCAAGGCCAAATGGTCAAATTCTGGAAAGGATGCCTCAGAGGCTGGAACAGCCATGCACTTAGCCATTGAAATGCACCATAATGGTGCTGAGCATCTGATTCCAGAAGAAATTAAGAAAACTCCAGAATGGAAGTATTTTCTGAACTACTGGAATGATTTTGGTCATGAACTAGAGCCCTACCGTACCGAGTGGGAGGTTTTTTCAGAGCCACATAAACTAGCTGGAAGTATTGATATGATTTACAAGAAAAAAGATGGAACCTTTGCTGTCTATGATTGGAAGCGCTCAAAGGAGATTAAGACTACAAACACCTTTGAGAATGGCTATGCTCCTGTAGACCATCTTCCAAACAGTAATTATTGGCACTATACATTACAACTCAACGTATATAAATGGTTTTTAGAAACCTACTATGGTCTTAAGATTACTGAACTCTGTATATTAATTTTTCATCCAGATAATAATAACTACTGTCGTTATAAACTGAATATACTTGGTGATGAGGTAAGGGATATGCTTGAATGTCGCTTGAAGGCTGTTCAAACAAATTCTACTGGTATAGTACTACCTATGCCTTAGCAAAGTTTCGTTTTGGAATCTTAACAAAGGTAGTCTTTTTTATTGAGTCAGTTAATTTACCCTTTATATACACACTTGGAACTGAATCTGTTAATGTATCCTTTGTTGTAAGAATGGCAGGTCCATCGGCAAGGCCTGATACAATAACAATACAGGATAAGGATTTTATAGAACCAGAAACAGAGCCCAATATTTTTATTGGGTCTGAATTTATAATAACCTGTATTACAGGTTTATTATATTTTTTTGATATTGATAACATTTGACGTTCTATTGTCATATCTTTTTCATCAGTTATATCAAAATATGATAATTCATTCATAATTGGAAGCAAGACAAGTATATCATGGTATTCAGGTGGTAAAAGTTCCTTTAATATTTCTGGCACTTCAATTAGTGTAAGATCACCTATCTGTGTATTAGTAGTATGAAATTCTTCATAATAAACTGGTGCTTCTGAGTTTGTTTCATTACTTATACGTAATAAGTCATACCATGCTGGAACCCCCTGAGGAATAATCCATTGATCTCTTATATGAATATTTGTTTTTGGAGGCTGAACACGTTTTACTCCTCTTTCAAGCAGTTCATTTGCCTTAGCTGGTAAACGAACAATTTCGTCAAACAGCCTTCTTGTTAAATATTCAATAGCATCCATGGTTTCATTAGAAGATATTTGTAGTTGTTGAGGCGTATGTATCTTACATTTTCCATCAGAAATTTGACAATAATTTGTACATTGTTCTGGATCTTTGATAGATGTACAATCTGAACGCAAAAAAACCGGCTCAGGATTAAAGGGATTAGGATCTGGAGAAAGCCACGAAACTACATCAGGTTTTAATTCTAATTCTAAGCGGCGTATTTTCTCAAAGGACGGTATATCATTTCTTTCAATAAGTTTTTTAACAAAGACACGGCTTTTAGCTGATTCACTTTGTGTTGATATCCATCTACTAAAGGTTAAACGAAGATGTTGATAAATATTCTCAATAATTTCTTTTTGTATTAATACAGGCGATTGTTGATACACATAATCACGGCCATCAACAAGAATTTTGCGATTCAACTCATATTCAAACTGAAAATCATCTTCTATTTCTATTTCTGTTTTTAATTCGGCTACCTGTGGTAAACATGGTAAATTTATATTATTACCAATTCTGTAGCCATAGATATTATCCGATTCTAGAAAATAATTAAGAATATAATTACTACTTAATTCACTAATATATTTTATATATTCTGACATATATAAATTTTCTACATCATTTGCATTAGCTAAATCAATTGACATTAGACCCAAGTGTATTTTTAAGGCCGTATTATTATGAAAGGAATTACCATCATCCACAACAGGAAACAACACTTCACCAGACTTACTTTGTAGGGTTATAGCAACTAAATGATTATAAGAATCGTGAACTAGACCTACTGGATTTAGTTTTTTTAATATTTCTAGGGCGCGCGTTACTGGAAAAAGGCTTCTTACATCAACACCACTTTGATAGGTATAGGCTCCACGAAAGGAAGAGCGACACTGTTTGACAAATTCAGAATATCTATCTCTAATATTTTGTGGAAAGGTTTCCTTGAACATCTCCATATAGGTAATACTATAAAAACCCTCTTGTTGTAAGGGTGTGGTACCCTTAGGAATAATCTTACTCACATAAATTAATGGTTCCCAAATACCTGACTCATGATAGGTTATAAAGGCTACATCATTTCTTTCATATCTATCAATATTGTATCCCAAGGATGGACATAAAACCTCCATGGTGGATGTTGATTCTCTTGGATCTCCTATATATTTAAGAGTTACTAAGGTCAGACCATTCTTAACTATAATTCCAGGTTCTGCAAGGGCATGAACAAAATGACGAAGAAGTTTTTTCTTTGTTGGGTCATTAATATATGATATAAATCTATGATAACTTCTATAAAATCTGGACTGTTCAAATTCTGTGCCAGGTTTGTATACTAATAAATGGCGCTGTATCCATGTAGAAAGTTCAGAAGGTGTTGGTTCATCATCGCCAGGATTAAAAAATTCAAGAAGTAGATTTCCAAAGTTTAGGTTTATAAATACACGTGGTGTAATTAGTTTAGCAAAATCATTCTTAACATCTTCTGCTGTATTTTTTCCTAAGATTGGTGCAAGTGCTGAAAATAAACTAGTGTTTATAGATGTTATACGATTTAATACACCAAGGCGAAACATCCCACGGGCACTTGTCTTAAATTCTTGTTTAATGGCAGTTCTTGCTACAAAAATGGATGAATCCTGTAGAAAATAATTATCTAGACCTATATTTGGCATCCCAATCTTTCCAGCTTCTAAGGGATGTTTCTCAGAACCTAAAACATATTCCTTGTGTAGACGTGACTTTAATAGGTCATATGAAATAAGTTGTTGTGCTCTTGTTACAAGATTTTTTTTAAGAGCAAGTTTTTTATCATTAAGATCTTCATCTTCATCATCATTTAGTTTTTCAACAGCCGTCTTAGTAACATCTCTAAATCGTTTAAATCTTGGATCCATCCATCCTACTTCCTTTTCCTTTATAAAACAACAGGGCATATCGTAACCGTTTGGATTTTTTCCTTCTCCTAAGAACCCTACATGTAAATGACGTTTTTCTTCACGGCTACGTGGTTTTACCTTACGTCTAAGAACAGTCTGACCCGCATCAGGATTTTTTGGATCAATAATAAGTGTTCCTTGACAAAAGGGGCAAGATTTTTTGGGTTTAGTGTTTCCGTCGTGATCCGTTTCTGAATCCCAATCCGCATTTAATATAGGAAGTAAGTCACGAAGGCAATAATATTCTGTACATAGATAATAATTTGGATGTAGTGTATCTGAACCATACCGAAGTACAGATATTTTTTCTGTTTTACCAATTGCTTCAGTCTTTGTTTTATCACTTTCTGGTACACCATAAATAATAAACCCAACCTTTCCTTCTTCTTCTGCTTCGGCATACAACTGTCTCATTCGTCTGTACTGTGCCTCATTTAGCACGGCAGGATATCTATCTTCATTTGATGCGCACTGTGATGAATAATGACTTACACCCTTTACCTTTGGATATCCAAATAATCTCACATCTATTTCCTGTAGGCGTGTAATAAACCATTTATGTGCTACAATCTTTTCTTTCTTAATTACGGGTTTTACTACAACTGGCGGCTCTTCTTCATCTTCATCCTCATTAACATCTAAAAGACCCGCAGTTCTTTTTAAAGATTGTTGGTAATCTATAGCCTTTTCTTGAATAGTTTCTTCTATTTTTTCTACAGACCTGGCTTCTGTTGAAAATATTTCTTCCCAGATTTCTTCATCCGCAAAAAAAATTGCACTTAATATAGAAATAATTCTAACCAAGTCCTTTTCAGAAACTAGATTATAGATATGTAAGGAAAAGGTATTTATATCCTTTGAAATTATGGATATATCTGTTCCATTAGAAATAAGAGGAACAAAGGTTCCTTCAGAATCAGCCAGGGTCATTGATTGCTTTTTATCAAAATAATCTTTTATTTTTTCAAGGGCGGATTCTTGAGAGATTTCAAATTCTCTTGCTATATCTGTAACATATTCTTTAATATTTTCATCACTAATACCCTTGCGTGTAATATAATAACTTAAATATTCAGAAAATGTATCCTCCTTTATGAAATTGGACACACCCTTGTATCTAAGCATAAATAAGGGTTTGGGTTGACCATCTGGTGGAGAAATTTCTTGAAAGATAGTTCCTAAATATTTTAAACGTGAGGCTACAATTGAATTAATATTTTTTGATGGGGCCTTTTTAAAATCCAGTTCAACAACAATATTTGCCTTTGCTAATCTTATATTATCTAAAGAAAGAAACATATCAGTAGAGATTTCTTGTATTGTTTCTGAAAGTAAGGCAAGATCTGAATTAAAATCTAATGAACGAACATCTTTTTGTGGCTGTATTATAAATTTTGAATCACCTTCGTCAAACAATGCAAGGGTTCCATATAAGGGTTTGAGGCCCGCTGAATCTTCTCTTAATAAAATTTTAGAATAAAGACAGGACTTAGTTGGATCTGGAGCCTTATCTTGAATCCATGTTTTTAATAAGGTTATATCATTTATATAAGGAAGTCCAAAGTCATTTGGTTGATATAATTTTGTTAAGGGTGTTATATTTGGTGTTAATAGGCGCATATAGGGTCTTGTTTTATTTACAGGAATTGAATAAAAAAATATATCAACACCTTCAAAATCTGGCTGTTTTTTATTCCAAATAAAGGATAGGTATTTTACATTTGTTGTAGTTAATTCATGTAGATCATCAACAGATTGTAAAAGTGTATTTAGATTATTTATTATATTTGTCTTTTCTTGAATATAGTTTTTTATATCCTTACCAAAGGCCTCATCTTGTGAATCCATATTCATATTTTCTTGATGACCTAATTGATAAAAATAGGGATAGAAAAGGCCATACCAATCCTTTTCAGAAATTGGCTGTGCTCCCTTATACAGGGATAATAAATACTGTAGGGTATAAACATGGAACTCTGGAAGTCCATCTGGATAAGAATCTTCAAGGGTTACTCGCCCCTTTGGAAGAAAGTTTGTTGAAAGACGTTTTGTACCATCTACCTCTACAAAATTATCTTGTTCTATAGCATTTTGTATAACAGTTTCAGGATCTTGTAAATAGGGAATAATTATATCACCCTGAACCCAGGTTACCATACACGGTATATACTTATTATCTTCAATAGTACATAAAAAGGTAAATTTTGGAAATAATTCTGAATCATTTGTTTTATCATATATAGCTCGTGATAAGTCTTCAAGATTATGAAAGGGGGCAAGATTCTTTAATTCAATTGATTCTGATTTAGCATTTTTATGAATAATAACAGAGATAGTATTTGTATTTTCATTTAAATCGTTAATTGGTGTTGGACGTTCAAGAGTATGTATTAAATCATAGAGTGGTGTACCCTCCATCCTAATTTCATATTTGAAAATAGGATGGCTTATATTCGCAGAACTATTTAGATATTGAACCGATCTTAAAATCAGTACCCTCCTTATCACGTTTTGGATCATAGGTCGGTGAATCTGTTATATTTACACCACAGTAAGATACTGGATGATTTTTGAAATCCTTTGGCTTATACAGACCACGTTGTTCAGCTTCCTTTAATAACCATCCAAAATTGTTCCAAAATTCTTGGTCGTGACCAATACTCTTAGTAATCATATGAGACATTTCATGAAGGGCTACAAACATCATAATATCTAAGGCAACGAGCTTTTCAGTTCCGTCACGTTGTCTTAAGCAAAAGTGGACAGACTCACCTTTATTTACACTATAGGATGTATGGTCGGCATTTGGGGTTGATTCTAAAAAACGTTTGGGTTCTGCCTTGAAATTTTGAGAAAGACGTTGAACCTGGGGCTTGTCTGGATAACTCTTTATTAATTCGTCCATAAGTGTACCTAGATTCATACGAAGCTTGGCAAGTAGATTGGATGCCTCCTGTTTATCCGGGAGATCTCTTACAAAATATTCACGTCCATCAACAGTGCTGCGTTGTTTAACAGTTGGATACTTATTTCCTGTAATATTACTGACAATTGTGGTCAACTTAGATAATATATCTGATTCTGACATTTAGTCTTCTAGTACTAAATAGGTATTTTAGTTCCTAATAAATTTGAGAGTGCCTTTGCCATACGATCTAATGCACTTTTTGTAGTTGTTGGAACTGGACTGTCCCAATACAAGGGATTTGGAATATATGTATTTGGTCCTTGTGGACCTGTATAACCTGTAAAGCCTGTTGGCCCTTGAACATAATCTAATTCTGTGAATATTACAAAGCTGTCAGATTCCCCCTTAAAAATTAATAACTTATCTATTGCATTTTGTAATATTTCTATTGATAGTTTATCACCTGAACGTAAACTTATAACACTGTTAAATGTAACTGTATTATTTATATTAACAATGGACGATTTAACAATATAAAAATTATTCTTTTTTATTGATACAGTTGATATAACATTTGCACTTGTTGTTAACTGACCTGAAACTAAGATAGTTAAATCGTAGACTGTATTATTAATTAATTCACCGGTTTGTTTATTATATGAAAAGGATGGGGGTGTTGAACTTGTATTAAGTAAATTAAGTTTATCAAAAATTATGGTGGTTGGTATTCCCTTACCTACACTTATATTGGCCGTATTAGTATATGATACGGATGGAATTGAACCAATTATAGCTGTAGGCCCTGTGTAGCCTGTGTAGCCTGTGTAGCCCGTATATCCTGTATAACCAGTATAGCCTGTTGGTCCTAGTACGTAGTCTAGTTGTGTAAAGGTTATACGACTTATGTACTGTCCTTCTAAAATATTTATAGATGAACCAGACTGTTGAATGTATTCTAAGGTTAGATTGTCATTAGGATATAAAACTACCACACTTGAAAAACTATTTCCATTAAAATTAATTGAGGATGAACTTATTATTGAGTTGTTATTCTTTCTTATATAAATAGTATTTAATACACTGGCCGAGGTTGTTATTTGACCACAGACTAAGACAGAGAGTATAGAATCTGTAAAATTTGTCAATGTTCCATTTTTATAAGTAAAGCTTGGTGTCCCATTTGAGTTTTTTGCATCAATTGTATTGAAATTTAATTTAGTAAGTGTAGTATCACTTACTGTTAAGGTATTAGATATATAGTAAGAGGCTGAGGGTAGGGGACCCTTAACTGATGAGGGACCTGTATAGCCAGTATAACCTGTTAATCCTGTATAACCAGTATATCCTGTAGGTCCTGTATAGCCTGTTAGTCCAGTATAACCTGTTAATCCTGTTCCTGGTGAACCTGTGTATCCTGTTGACCCAGTATAACCAGTTGGCCCTAGCACATGGTCTAGTTGTGTAAAAGTAATACGGGTTGTATACTGACCTTCTAAAATACTTATAGAGGATCCAGACTGTTGAATGTACTCTATTGTTACCCTATCATTTGGATATAGAACTACTACACTTGAAAAACTATTTCCATTAAAATTAATTGAGGATGAACTTATTATTGAGGATCCATTCTTTCTTATGTAAATAGTATTTAACACACTGGTTGAGATTGTTAATTGGCCTGAGACTAAGACAGAAAGAATATTATCTGTTGGATTAGTTAAAACACCATCTATGTATGTAAAGCTTGGTGCACCATTTGAATTATTTGGGTCAAAGGTATTATAATTTATTAGTAATACAAGATTATCTTGTAGTGTTTTATTTTTTGATAAATAATATGAGGCCGACGGTAATGGACCCTTAATAGCTGGTGGACCTGTATGGCCTGTATGGCCCGTGTAGCCTGTATGTCCTGTGTGTCCTGTGTATCCTGTATGTCCTGTTGACCCAGTAAAACCAGTTGGCCCTAGTACATTGTCTAGTTGTGTAAAGGTAATACGGGTTGTGTACTGTCCTTCTAAGATGCTTATAGATGATCCAGACTGTTGAATATATTCTACTGTTACCCTATCATTTGGATATAAAACTACTACACTTGAAAAACTATTTCCATTAAAGTTAATTGATGACGAACTTATTAT